TTGAACAAGAACTCTTTACCATTTTCAAAGACTCGCCAAACGTGATCCATTGACCCGCGACCTTCCATGCCTCTGCTCTTGTTAAACCTAATTTGGTATGTGTTCATATCACCTCAGCAGGTGGGGGAGCTAGTAATTCCTTGTCCACACCAATTGTAAAATGAATGAACGTAAACGGCTTGTCAGATCTGTTGCGCGTGAACAGATGAGGAACCCAAGCGTTGGTGATGATCAAAAGACCAGCCTTTGGCTGAAAGTTTACCATCGTGGTTCCAAGCGTTACCTGACTAATGTCTTTCTGTGGTAGGTTAATCTGCTTCTTGGCTTGGTTTGGGTCTGAGAAAACAATCCTCGCCTCTTCATCAGGGCAGTCAAGGAAGTAAAACCCAACCAACTGAGCGCCCGCACCGTGGATGTGCTCATCCATGCCTGAATGCTTTTGATGCTCTTGCGCCCAAAACTCCATGAGGTTTGTAGTCTTGTCGCTCATGTCATAGCCTTGGCTGTCCAAGATGTTCCAACCAGACTGTGCTATGTGTTTGATCAAACTTTCTAAGCGACCATCAAACATACTTCCTGTTTGAACGAGCAATCCGTCAGGGCTTTTTACAGAACTCTTTAGGTAGTCCGCAACAACAATCTTGGCTTCATCCAAGAACTGAGGCTCCTCAGCAGTGTAGACCGCTGAAGAAAAGTAGTAGCTTGTACCAAAGCTAGACGCCATTATGCAGTAGCCTGCTCAACCCAAGACAAAGTTGACTCGCTCCAGTCATACTGTTTGCCGTCATCAGGCTTTGCAGTAGGAGCCGCCCAGTCTTTTGTGGTTGCGTCAATTGACCATGATGGATAAGGTTTTACACCAATAAACACATTGTGTTCTTCGTTATAAATCATGCCAATACCAGCGTAACGACCACGGATAGAACCGTTATACGAGGTCTGCACCCAACGACCGCCAAACAAGCGCTCGCAAAATGCCGCGCCAATGTATTCTTTTTCAACGCCTTTAGCGTCTGCGGTGTCTGCATTTTTAACAACAACGACACGCAAAACTGTGTTGTTTGAGTCAAGTTCAGCAAAATGTGCCATTACATATCTCCAATTAAAAAACCCACGAAACCACACTGTGCCTTACGCCTTCAGTGATTTCATTTACTTTGTGGGGGTACATAAAATTAGATGGGAACACCATAACAGAGCCTTTTGGCATATCAATTACAGTGTCCTCCCACATCACAAACTCACCACCCTTATAGCCATCATCTAATGCGCCAAGAACGCTTAGTATTGGTACACCCTTGCGTTGACCATCAAACATACTTTGGATGTGGTCGCAGTGCAACTCCATCTGTGTGTTGACGTCGTACCTGTTGAAGCGAATCTCTGAATAGCCATTCCAACTGTTGTACCATTTAAATTGAAATTCGTTTAGATAGTCACGAATGGCATACCAAAAACGGTCTTGAATTGCGGATTTCTCAGGGATGTTACCGCTTGAAATAGACAACTCTTTGTCAAAACTGTGATACGAGTTGCTTACAGAATCATAAAACTGATGTTTTTGGAAATGAATGCTTTTAAGATTTTCCACAGCAGAGTCACACAGCTTCTCATCCAAAAAGCCGTTATAAACCTTAACGTAGTCTTGTAGATTTTTTTGCATTACAGGTGCAACCCAGTCAAAGAGTCATCGTTGCCAACATAGCCAACAGGAAACGTATTAAACGAGAGACTGATGCGTGTTTCTTTTGCTTCGACTTTTTCAACCATATGAGTTAAAGATGATGGGAAGATCACAATATCACCAGTACCAACAGGCAACCACCAAGAATCAGAATTGTAGACATTAAAATCCTCTGAATGAATCCTAATGCGGTGATACGGCTCATTAAAAAAATACAGCTTGTCAAGTTCTTTGTCTGCTTGGGGGTAAAAGCAACCTGACAAAAATGAGTTTGGGTGAGCGTGTTTGTGGTGAAACTGCCCCGGCTCTGAGTAGTTCATCCATGACTGCGTAATTTGCAACTTCACATCAAACTTGGGGCGGTAGACCTCTTGGAAGTATGTATCGATGGCTTTTTGAACAGAGGCACGAACGTCTGCCATTAGCGCATGTTCAAGGATCTTCCTGTCAGCGCTTGTTGTATTCCCCTGATTTGGCTTTTGTTCTTGGTTCTTAAAGAACGCAAGCTCTTCTTCCGTAAGTTCTCTTTCAAACTTGGAAAAAGCCACTGGTGTGGGAAACAGATTGAACATATTCATGCGATGACAGCCCTGCTAATCATGTCATGCTGACCACGAAGTTCTTTTAGTTGTGCCTCAGTAAACACCGTGTTTATGGTGTTTTCAAACGCCTTGATTTTTTCCATCACTTCAAATACTTCTTCAATGGTTGGGCAAGGACGTGGGTCATCCCAACGAGTAAACATTGTGTTAGAGATTTCCCACTTTGCACCGGGGCGCAACAAATGCATCGCAGTGTCAATACCGTACAACTGATAAAACTCACGTTCCATTTTTACCCCACAGCTTTGAAAATAACAATACCAGAACCACCTGCCGCACCAGCGCCGTAAGTGCCGGGGATTGGAGACGCAGAAAATCCGCCGCCGCCGCCTCCGCCGCCCGTAAAAGCGGTTCCAGCAACAGATAGTGAACCAAGTGGACTGGGCGACGCATTTGCAAATCCACCAGCCCCGCCTCCACCAGCGCCACCTGTTGATGGCGTTCTTGGCCCTAGACCACCGCCACCACCGCCACCAGCATAAGTTACAGATGAGCCAGTGATTGATGAAGCAGTTCCAGCACCTCCTGACCCAATTGTAATTGGAGCAACTCCACTACCGCCAACAGCACCAGCGCCACCTCCACCTCCAGCAAGTTGTTGAGGGGATAAGCCAGTTCCGCCATTATTGCCTTGCGCTGGAGATACAGAAGGAATATTTCCATTTCCAGCAGTAACTGTTGCTGAACCACCTCCACCACCAGAACCGCCATTTCCTACAGGCGTAGCAACAGGATTCCCGTCACCACGACCACGACCACCACCAGCAGATTCAATAATAGTTGGCGAAGCGCCGGGGGAAATTACAAAACTAGAAGCAACACCATTTGCACCAATAGTAGTGGGACTTGAGGCGTTAAAATTACCCCCTCTACCGCCAGCGCCAATAGTAACGATGTAGTTAGAGCCGGGCGTCACAGCAAAGCCAGAGCCAATACGGAAGCCCCCAGCACCGCCTCCGCCACCACCAGTTACTGCACCTGATGGGCCAGCCGTTGTGCCACCACCACCGCCACCACCGCCAACCACTAGATAGTCAATGGAGTTAACACCTGTTGGGCAAGTCCAAATCGTAGATGCGGTAAAGTCAAAAACAGCGTTAGTTGTGGGTTGTAGGTATTTGATGATAACGACACCTGAACCGCCAGCACCGCCACTTGCAATACCAAAAGGAGTAGAAGTACCGCCAGCACCACCTCCACCACCACCTAAATTAGCTGTGCCTGCTGTGCCTACTTGGTTTCTTCCACCACCAGTACCGCCGCCACCAGCACCGCCAGAACCGCCACCAGAACAGGTATTACAACCCCATCCGCCACCGCCACCACCCCCTGCGTAAGTTACTGATGCACCAGTAATTGTAGAGGCGGAGCCTGCGCCACCGGGACGCCCAAAACCATTGTTGTTAGTAGCATTACCACCAGCCGCGCTTGCGCCACCGCCTCCGCCACCTTGCGACCCGTATATGCCACAACAAGGATTTACAAAACCACCACCAAAACCACCATTGTTGCCTTGTGATGGAGTTGTAGTTGGTGTATTTCCTGCACCGCCAGAGAGAGACCCCGGAGGAGAATTATTATAATTTGACGCCCCACCACCGCCAGAACCACCAGCACCAGCACACTGAGTTGCTGGGCCAGCACCAGATGATGCGCCTCTGCCACCGCCAGCAGATGTAACTGCATTTGGGGCATTTCCAAAAACTGAGTTACTTCCGTTAACACCAGCAGGATTAGCTGGAGAGCCAGCTATGCCACCCGCACCACCAGCGCCTACAGTAACCGTATATGAAACACCAGCGGAAACAGGAAAACCTGTGCCTTGTCGATAGCCACCTGCACCACCACCGCCAGCCACATAGCTAGTACAAGAACCAAATCCACCACCGCCACCACCTGCGACTACAAGGTAGTCAACAGTCGTAACGCCTGTAGGACAAGTCCATGTGCCTGAACCTATAATCGTCTCAATAACGGTCAAAAAGTTTTGAGGCCACCTGCCAGCGGAAATGTACTGTTGCACTTGAGACAAAGTGAAAATACCACTTGCCCCAAATGTAGTTACATTGATGGCGGTTCCGCTGATAAGTCCGCCGGGGTTTCTTTGGCTCATTACGACATTACCTCCCAAGAAGTGTTCACGTAAATCTCATTAGCTGTACCAGCCGTAGCGCCCAATGATTGATTCTCATTGAGGTAAATGGTGTTGGTCTTGTCAATCACAATAACCGATGAGTTGGCAGGAACAGACAAATTTGAAATGATCGGGAACGCTGTACCACCTAGAGCGGCGGCGCTGTAGGTGTTTATCGTAACGGTATACGCCGTTGTTGTATCTGAGTTTGACACAACCAAGCTCTCAATCTTCAAAACTGTACCGCTTGAAGCCGCGTTACTCGCAAGGCTTGTTGCGTTAGTTGTTGTCAGATAAACCTGCGAGTTTGCAGGTGTGATTGTTGTCACGTTTGCTAAATTAGGGACTGCCATGATTGCTCCTTATATTCCGAAAACCATTGAAAGTACGATTGCCTGCCCTTTTGTAACACCTGATGCGGCAGGGGTTTGAAATGTAGGCAGCGCTCCTGCACCATTACTTGTGAGGATTTGACCTGCTGAACCTGGACCAGCGGAGGCTTGGAAATTGCCCGTGCTTGTTGTGCCTGTAAATACCACACTGTACGCGGTGGTTGTGCTCAAGCCTGTGCCGCCTTGGGCTACGGTGACGGTCGCCGCTTGCTTGATTAGCTTACCTGTTACGCCATCAAAAGCTGCCAAATTGTTGTTGGTTGCAGACGCTGGACCTACAACATCACCAGAAGAGCCAGAATTTGACGCAAGCAACGTGACTGTACCTGCGCTGTTCTTAGCGTACAGTTTCATGTCGGCAATGTTTAAACCCAGTTCGCCGTTGGCAAGGTTTCCAGAAGTGGGAACGGCAGAAGCCGTTGTACTGTAGTACAGTTGAATTGGTGTGTAGCCTGATGCCGCCATAGTGTTACCTCAAATTTTCAAGTTTGTAAAGGGTTTTCATATGTATACCCGTGAGTTCATCTACGATGTTCTCTAAGGCTGGAACACCTTTAGCAACCTTGCTACGGTTTTCATTCAGCCAAATTATATCATCATGAATCGTTTTTGCAATGCTTTTCTCTTGGTCTTCAACGCTGCCAATGATTCCGAAAGTGCCTTGATAGGCTTCAATCAACTCGTCAAGTTGCTCAATCACGTCTTCGTAATAATGCCCGAGGGCTTTATGCTCAGCGTATGATTTTGTTTTCCAGTGCGCGATGTGAGCCGCGTTTCGGGCGTGGAATAGGCGCTCGATTAGTTGTTCAATCATTAGAACGTACCTCCAGAGATGCCAACAAAAGCCGTTCCGGTAATAGTTGTGCCTGTTATTGCAGCAGCAGTCGTACCGCCAATGATCATATTGTTAATTGTGCCGGCAGTTGCTGGGTTAATTGTCAAGGTTCCTGTGCCGGTAGGAGCAATTGAAATGTTAGCATTAGTCGGGTTCATGTTAAATGGACCATCAAGCGTCAAATTAACAGCACCACCACCACCCCATTGCAAACAATTTGAGCCGCCAGATGTACGCAATGCGCCGCCAGCAGAACTTGCAGCATCAAAATAAGGGCTAACAACTTTTGTGCTTGCAGTAACTGTTGTGCCAGTAACCGCCGCCGCTGTTGTGCCGCCAATAGTTGTTCCGTCAATAGCGCCACCTGTCACAGCCACAGAAGTTGCATTCTGCGTGGACATAGTTCCCAAACCTGTAATGTCTGTGTTTGGAATTGTTGCTGACGCTGTTAACGCAGTTGTACCAGCCCCTTTGACATAACCTGTTAAGGTTGTTGCTCCCGTACCACCATTAGCCACCACAAGAGTTCCAGCTAAGGAGATTGCTCCAGTGGTTGCAGTGCTTGGAGTAAAGCCTGTAGTTCCTGCGTCAAAAGTAGTTACTCCGCCAGCAGGGGCGGGTTGCCATGAGGCAGTTGTGCCGTTAGACGATAAAAGATACCCGTTAGCGCCGATAGCTAAGCGGGTAGCGCTGTTTGTCCCGTTACCGAGTATCAAGTCGCCGGTCGTGGTGATAGGCGACAACGCGTTAAACGCGGCAGAAGCTGTGGTCTGACCTGTACCTCCGTTCGCAATTGCCCATGTAGGAATGGCTCCTGCAAGGTCTGCGTAAGCAATACTGACCACACCGGTCTGACCATTGACAGAACTGACCAAGTTAGTTTGGTCAATCTTCTGCCATACCGTGCCGTTGAAGATCGCCCAATCGCCAACTTGCCAGTCAGTGATACCGTTCAGATTAGTTGAACCAGCAACCGAGACAATGTAGTAGTAACCATTAACACCGACGCTAGAAGTCAGCGTAGGAGTGTTAGTAGACGCGTTCCATGAACCTTGGTAAGACAAACCACCAGTAAAACTCACAGTTGTTGCGCTAGTGATTACACCTTTAGAATTGACTGTAACAACAGGTATAGCAGAAGCTGAACCATAGGTGTTTGCTGTCACGCCAGAAGCCGGTAGATCAGCGTTAACTAATGAGCGGAAACTTGTTGGGGCGTCTGGACCGGCAGTCGGACCGGCGTAAACTACGTTAGCTGGTTGATCTACCACCAAGAGCGCAGAACCCCAAGTAGGTGCTCCAGAACCGCCAGACACCAACACTTGACCTGGACTCCCAACCGGACCAATGTACAACCCGTCAGCGCCAGACCAAACGATAGCGCCCGCCGCAGCCACTAAACTTCGCGCCGTACCGCCGTTATTTAGCCCGAGGATGTTGTCTACCTGATCATCAGCTGACAGGTCAACAGCAGGGTGTTTGTGGTCACTACGGGCGAGGGTGTTTGCCGCGCCCGCCGAACCGGCTTGAAAACCAAATTCAGGTGCGCTTGCGCTATAGCTGGCAGCGAGCGTGACGTTGGTGCTCAATAAGCCGCCGCCGGTCAAGCCGTTACCGGCAATCACTTGCGTGCTTGTAGGTACGTAGCCTGAAATGGTTGCTGGTACAGTGGTGGCCGCCGTAACGCGACCTGTGCTGTCAACAGTAAAAACCGGAATATTCGTTGCGTTACCGTAAACACCTGAAGCTACGCCGGTGTCAGACAACAGCGTGCCGTTGACACCTTTAGGGGCAACGCTCAGGGTCACATTACCCGTCAGTTGGCCACCGCCGGTCATACCCGTACCGGCGAGCACCTGCGTACTGGTGGGCACGCCCGCAACGCTAAGCAGGTCGCCGACGCGGATCTGGTAGTTGTTACCCTGATAGACGATCATCATCAGGCTGTTTTCATCAGCCACAGGAGCAACAGGTAACTGCGTAATTCGTGTGGGTATTAGATTACTTGGGACATCAGACATTTAGAACTCCAAATAGCCATCACCATCTTCGGTAATGAAAAACTCATCACCGGCTTCTTGAATGACGCCAGCCGGATGAGTGTTGATCGGGGTGTCCGGACGATTGAACGGGAGGACGATTTGATCAGGGCGACGCGGCGCAAGGCGGTACGGGTCGTACTCATCGCGGTCTTCTTCACAGACCATAAGGCCAGGATAGTTCGGATCGGGAGCCAGCTCAGAGAGCAACATCTTACGCGAGCAACGACCGCAAATGGCGATACCATAAGTCGGTTGTCCGCTCGGGTCAAGAAAGACGCTCATTTAGTGTACACCCCGATGCCAGGATTGATCTGAATAGGCGAACCATCATTGTCACCGTCCCACGCACGCTGCAAGCTCATAGCTGCTTTCTGGTCAAGCATAGGTATGAGTTGAGCGTCTACTTGCGGGGTCTCAGAGGCGACCTTCGCTGTCAAGTTGTCAACGATTGCATTAAGCCAGCGCTGAGGCACTTCTACGTCTTGCTGAAGGTTCGCAGTGTCCATTATCTGACGATGCCGCCAGAGGATCAACTGAGCCTGTTCAGCGGCGATGAACGGCGCTGGCCAGAGGTAAACCACCGGCTCAGGCAGGTCACGTTGAAAATAGTAATTGCTAGGGCGACCAGGAAAAACTTTATTGCTCTGGTTGACATAGCTGTCGCGGTTCAACTGCCCTAGAGGGATCTCTTGAGGCATATTGCCGAGACTGATTACCGCGTAGTTGAAAGTTGCCGTAGAGGTAATTCTGAAGTACTGGTAAGGTAGCGCCCCAGAAATGTCTGTCCACGTAATCTCGCCCGCGCTCGCAGTTCCTGTGTAGGTTCCTACGGTAACCCAGACTGTCCCGTTTGTGCTTACTTGAAAAGTCAGCGGAGTTGACGCACCCGACCACTCAACACCGACCGTATCTACGGCGGTCTGGGTGGTGAAGTTTACGGTGTACGAGGTTGATGTAGTTACGGTAGTGCCGGTCAGAGGTTGAATCGTACGGTAGTTCAAGTTGAGAACCTCGACCGTACCTACCGGAAGCGTCACGATAGGTTGGTTCTGGTACATCGGTAGAATCACTTCCTCAATACACCAGCTAGGTGTTTTGATGCTCGCCAGCTCCGACAGGAACAAATAGAGAGACTCTAGAGCATAGGTCTGCATTTCGGCTGTGATAGCCTGAGCGGGCAAACGGCAACGCCTGAAGGCGTGGTCTACCACCTTCAGCGCGTTAAACGTCGTTGTGCTCACTGTGCCAGAATACGCCATACTAACCCCATTTTGTAGTCAGATGGCTGCTGTCCTAGCACGCCCGATATTGACAAAATTATAATTCAACCCTGCTAAAAAGCAAAGGGAATTAGCAATTACTCTTACCCATCTTGCCGCCCTTGGACATTGCGGAACCGCCGCGATTCATCATCATTTTGTCTCCAGGCAAATTAGGCGCGGTGTTCATCGAGGTTTCGCCAGGATTTTTATTGGCGATGACACCCAAAGCGCCGCGATTCTTCAACATACCTTTAGGGGCAGATGGCGCTTTCACAGGCTCACGCTGGATTACCTCTTTACGCATCATACGGGGGGCTTCCATAACCTTGCCGCCTTTAGCCATACCTTTGAGTTCGTTCTTGTCATAGCGCATTTCAGAACGAACGCGAGACATTTCACGACCCGCGTCACGCTGCTTAGCAGACACGCGATTCAGTTCTTCTCGTTCATTGCGAATAGTGTCTTTGACGCGAGCCTCACCGCCCTTAGCGTAACCTTTAGCCATACCGCCTGATGAGAAATTAAAATCTTTAACTTTTCCGACTGTCATGTTGATCCCCTTAGTTGCTAGTAGCGTAGGTTTTGAGGCATTCAAGTACAATGCTGTACATGTCACCTGCCGATGCGTCTGCTGTGCTAAACAATACGTCACCGGTCTTACCCGCACCCGCGTTGTTAGGTATGCCGCCGAACGATGAGAAGTCCATCAGATAATTTGAGTTTTGCGGAATCTGCCAAGCAAACTGGTCAGTAGTGGCGTCCCAGAGGATGCGAACTTCCATACCGTGCGTGGTTCCGTAAATTTTATTCAGCTTCACACCATTGCAAGCCAAATTAAAAGAATTTGGAGCGAGCGTAGAAACGTCAATTTTCAAAACAGCAGTTTCACCCGTACCGTCTGAAATATTTGTAAATTTGGCGATGAACAGTCGTTCACCGTCAAGGATCGTTTGCGATGTTACTGCATCAGCCATAATTACTCCCCCGTCTCGGGTTGAATTGGTTCAGGTGCGTCTAATCGACCCACCAACATTTTATACGCCGCAATAGTGGCTTGAGCTTGAAGCACAAAGGTTTGCGCCTTCTGTGCTTCAGACTCAAGGTCACGAATCTCAGATTCCAAGAACTCCTTGGTTATCTGCATTATGCAAAAGTAGAGTAAGCGGGAACGTAGTACACAGTACCACCGATCATCACTTTGATCGCTTTAGCAACCGTAGTCACGCTGGTTGCAGTAGGAGCAATCGTGGCGGCAGGGGCTGTTTCAATGTTCATCAACAAAGGAATCTCACCAGTGTTTGTGCCGCTGTCAGACACGCGAATGAACGAAGCAGTTGCAGGCAATGTGGCGTTCACTGTGTAGGCGGTGTCCAGTTGAATAACAGACAAAGTACCGCCAGGAGTGGCATCAGAGCCGCCTAAAGTAGCGCGGATTGCATTAGCTGCGCCGGAGATGGTTGCTGATGCGCCGTCAACACTTAAAGAAATGTGTGCACCGTTGATTGTGCCGCCTGTTGCAGCAGCAGTGCCCGTTACAACGGAGAAAGCACGTAGCGTCTCGCCTGAACCTGTAGAGGTAAAGGTAAGTTTATTGTAGCTTAGACGTGTATCGCCAGTAGTTGCAGAAGTTGTAGCAAAAGCGGCGTTAATGTTTTCCGCTGTAGTTACAGAAAGGGGGGCAGATGAAGTGCCAGTTTCAAAGCCGTTAAGCGATACTACTGGTCCTGTGAAGGTGGTCGTTGCCATGATGTTTCCTTACATGCAAGTTTTGCGCAACCGTCTGCATGTCGTCGGCAAGGGCGTGCCGTCTGTTGCGCGGGGGTTAAAAGTGCCCAGAAAACACCCCCCTTGCGGAGAGTGTTCACTTGATTCTTTAGTTAAAAAATCAAACGCCAGCAGTACCGTACACGCCACGTGGGTCAGTCCAACCCACTGTGTAACGCTCAGTCGCCTTGTAGCGCATAGAGTCAGTCTCGAAGTCACCTTCCATAGACTTTTCTAAGCCACGACGCATCATCAACTTCAAGCCTTCAGGCGCGTCGGTCTGCACCCACCATGCGGTAGATGAAGTGATACGTGACAAGTTAGCTTGGCCATCAGCCAGCAAGCCCATGGACTTAACTGGGTTGATGTCGTTGTCGGCTGTGCCGGTGCGCAAAACGCTCTTCAACAGAACTTCAGCTTGGAACACGTTGGAAGGACCGGAGACGATCTTCTTAGGTGTCAAACGGATACGCTTACCGTTGTTGTCAACGGCGTTGCGGATCTGAATCAGCATCTGCTCAAGAGAGGTTTGTGACAAGTTAGCGGGTGTGGTCAGCTGATTGCTGAACGTGCCGTTAACGATGGGGTGGGCAGTGTTAGTCAACGACACACCGTCACCGCCAACATACGCGCCGTTGAAAGCGCGGTTCAAGATGTTAGCAGAGAGGGTTTCCTTAGTCTCAATCAAAGACTGCGCCAAGTGCTTGGCGTAGGTTTGACCGATACGGATGTGGTCGCCGTCTTCTACGAGGACTTTGGTCAAGCTGAATGCAAGGCCATAGACTTTGTAGAGGTAACGCTGCAAGAACAACACGCCACCAGACTGGTAAGAAACAGCCATACCGTCGGGCAACTCAGGCGCTGCGCCAAAACCATAAAGAACGGGTTCTTCATGGTAGTTGCGAGGAATGCCTTTTTGCTCGCGGAAGACCATCTTCCACTCGTCAGCTCGTTGGTCATAAACACCGTCGAACACTTCGTTGAGGATAGGCTCAACTACGGATCTAAAGTCCGTACTACGCATTGGGGTAGCCATAATTTAGCCCTCCTTAAACAGAATTCACAGCAGCTTTGTAGTGGTGTTCGTTGATACGAACAGACACAACTACATACGCGTCAGTGAGGGAGTCGTTGATTTCAAATCCAAAGCCAGTGATCTGGAATTGACCAGAAGTAGCTTGAATGGCGGTCAGGAAAGTGTTTGACAAACCTGTTTGTGTTGAGCCACCAGGAGAGGCGACTGTCCAATCACATTCTTCGCCGACAGCTGTTTGCACAGTTGTACCAGCAGAAGGATTGTTGTATTGAACTTCAAACAAAGTTTCAGGGTCATCATACACCCATGCTGTAATCTCAGTACCAGTCGCGCCAGAAGGCCAGAAAGGAGAGATTGTAGGCTTACCGGAGGCGTCCAAGTATTGGCAACCTGCAAAGATTCCCAACAAAGAAACGCCGTCAGTAGTACCGGTACGAGTACCGTCAGACGAGCCGAGTTGAATAACGCCGTTGTCAGTCAACTTAACGGGATCACCGCTGAAGATGTTGGCTGCGTAGGCGCTGGCGATAACGTAGGCTTTCGGGCGCATCTGACCACTGTTGTGGTAAGACGCACGAAAACCAAAGGGTGCGCTTATCGAAGACATAATTGCTCCTAATGGATTAAAAAGTTGCGTCAGGAAAGATCAAACTGAGCTTCCCGCTGTTGCCCTATTTCCATATTGCCGTCTCCCATGGTCAGTCGCGACTTAGATGTGCGAGCTTGCTGCTCGAGGAACTCTGCGGTGTCGCTGAGTTTCTCTTCTTCACGCAGGGGTGCATCGTGATGCGCCTCCTTCATGTATTTCTCGTAAAGAGAAATAGGCAGCTTAAAAGCCAACATCTCATTCACCCCAATAAGCCCAGCCCAGTCACCCGTTTTAAGGGTCGCGTAATCCCAGCCAGGAACGTCTTCTGGCTTCAAAGGCTCGTAGCCTAAGCGGATCCGCATGTGGATCGAGTCACGAGGGTTAGTCGTGGTCAGCCAGCAACAATGCCAGCCGGAGAGTTTCGGTAAGTCCGGTAATGAGGACTGAAAAAACTGCTGACGGAACATTTCAACCCGCTCATCTTCGGTAACCTCTCGGTTTTGTGTGACTGTGCGATCTAACATCGCACGGCTTTCACGACCGTCTCCTGCGGATTTCTTCAAGCGTTCGTCTGTCATAATACTCGCTCCTTTCAGCGATTGAAACCAATTATAGGGTTCGGAAAATAAAAAGGCAACTCATTCAAGTGATTCACGCTTTGTTAGCGCGATCATATTCGGAATAACGCTTAGCGTACTTCATGCGCAGTACGGGGTCGTCCCACACTCCTGCTTCAATCAATGCCTGCTTGCGCTCGGGACTGAGGTAGATTTCCTTACGTGTTGACGCGGGTGCGTACTCACGTCCGGAACCTACTGCGGGACCACCGCGAGGAGTGCGTTCCTCTCGAGTGTCGCGCTCGTTAGACTGGCGTTCAGGTTTGAATTTTTCAGGCAAACGGCGAGCCGCCCGTTTACGCAATTCATCCCAGTATTCCTCTGTCTGTGGATTGTAACCGTCTTTGGCCAATGATTGGTCAATAGCGATCACAATTGCTGAGTCTTCGTCACGACCTTGCGAGTCGTACCATGGATTAGCTTTAATGAACTCGTTAGCGTAATGCATCGTCATGTCGTCAAGCTGTTGACCCGAGGGGCGCTGCTGGGCGGCTTGCTGCTTGGCGAACTGGAGTTGCTGCACTTTCTGCATTGCTTGGTCGCGGTAGCGCATAGCCTGAGCTACGTCTTTACCGTTACCCGCCTCAACCGCCTTAGCGATGACGCGCTCAGCCATTTCGGCTTCTTTAGCTGCACTGGCAATCTGCGAATCATACGTACCTAAGTCCGCTTGATGTGCCCGCTGCTCCTGAGCCGTTACGCGGCGCTCAAGGTCGTCGTTACGCTTGCGTAGGAAGTCCAACTCGAGTTTGTCACGCTTGATGGCTTGATCGCGGCGGTCTTTGCGCTCTAGTTTCTCGAGGCGGCGTCGTTCACGGATCGCGTCTCGTTCATCAGTGTTAGCGTCGCCCGCGTCTTCATCAGCGGAGGACGCCGTGCGTTCATCTTCGTTTTCGTCTTGATCCTCAACCTCGTCGGGGTTGGTCAAGTCGTTTTTGTCTTCTACGATGATGATCTCTTCACCACCTTTTTCGTCGTCTTCTTTCATCACATTAGCCATAAATCATCTCCTTTCAGATGAATGCTCGGATAGCCAACGGGTCGCCAGTTACCTGCCCGATGATATCCAAGTCGTTAAAAATCACAAACATAGCAGATTCGTCTTTGCCAGGAATCTTCACTTCCCAGCGGTCACCGCCGTACTTAGCCACGCGAACGTGTTCACCGGCTTTGCACCAATCTCCCTCTGGCCACGGCTTCATGTCATTACGGTTCTTGAAAGCCAGCGGACCCAAGGCAACTACTTTGCCTATCTGCGTGTTCCACTTTTCGGTCTCATTGTTACCCGCGATATCGATGATGATACCCCCAGCTGATTTCTTTTTCGGTGTGCGAATCTGAATCAGAACACGGCTTCCGAAGGGCTGGATGCCAGCATCTACTGCTGGGAAAGCCTCCGCCATTGCGTCCTCATAAGTCATTGTCAAGGTTTTTCTCCTCATCTAGAAGGTTTAACAGTACGTCGATTGCCGCCTCATAACCGGCAACCATTCCCACGCGATAGCCGTACTCAAACGTATCACGTGTCTGGGGTCGTCTCAAAGCGGTAACAGCAAATGACTGCTGTTCTGCTTTCAGACGATTCAGAAGTTGAGACTCAATGTTCATGCAGGAGTCTTAGGCGTAGAAGGCGCAGCGGGTAGGGTTTGCCCGTTCAGCTTCTCGCCCGCCGCTAGGCGGTGTTTCTGTTTCACAAATGCGCCAGTCATAGGGACTGTGCCAGGAGTGGGTTTATCGCTCATGATGTTTTCCTCAAGGGTTAGGGTTAATTCCGGTTCCAGTGCTATACGCGACCTTCTCGCCCGTGGCCATTTCGGCAGCGGCTAGGAGTTTCGCAGTATCGTTGTCAGCCGTGTTCATGCGCTCGCGGGTCTCAAGGTCGGCGGCGGTGCGCTGGTTTTCGGCTTCTTGTTTCATCTGCTCGGTTTGCATACGCTCAGAGTCGGTTCTTTGCTCAGCTGCCAACTTAGCCGCTTCAAGCTGTTGCTGCGACTGCATCTTCTGCTGCTCGATTTGCAATTTAGCTTGATCAATTTGCATACGCTGCTGTAGCGCCTGACCTTGCACCTGAGCATTGAGCTGTGCAACTTCCATAGCTCGGTCAGGCGGCATCGGTGGCTGGGGCTTGAACTGCTGAGCGGCTTGATCAATCTGCGCCAACTCTTGACCGAAGTTGCCGAGCTGTTGCTCGATGAACTTCTGCACTTCTAAGATGACTTTGACTTGATCTTCGGCTTCTTCAGGGATCAACTCCTCACGTTGAGCTTTGTCCACGGCGTTATGCGCTTCAACAAGATAGTAATTGAGCAGGTGATCACGTAAATGCGTCGCCATCGGGTACAAAAACGTCTTTACGATAGCGGGGTTTGACCCGAACAGCGGAGACTTCAAGAACGGGATGTGCGTCATCAGGTGCGCCATGTGATCTTGCGACGGAAGCACATAAACTGGGCGACCCATGGCGGCTGCGACGTTCTCGCTCACCGGATCCATGTCCTCGCTTCCTGGCAACGGCTGTAGCACCTCATTCGTAGGTACTTTCATGTTGCGGAGGAACATTTCCTCTACTTTTCGCGCATCATACATCTGCGGCATGGCTTGTGCACGCTGCATAATTGCCTGAGTTTGCGCAAAACGCTGGGTTTCGCTGAAAATTGCAGGGTCGCTGACAGGAATGACGTCCATCGGACCGTCAAAGTCAGACGGATCAATCTCAAGACCCGCTGATTGCGCCTCAATGTCCTCAGTCGTCAGGTATGCGCTGTTGATGCGGTGCAAAATCTTGAAGCAACGCGCCATCGAGCCATGCAAGCGACTGTGAATTGAGGAGAACACCACCATACCCTGCTCAATGAGCGCCATGGTTGTGCCTACAGGCTGGTTAGGGTTCTGGTCAGACAGCTTCTCAAACGAGGTTTGCACCACGCCCTTGCCCGCGTCTACGAGGAAACCGAGAAGTTGAAACAGCGTGGGGCTGGGACCGTTGAACGGCAGTGGCATTGCCAGCTTGCGCACGTCATCGATGAGCGCCCCACCCTCCATCTCTACGACTTCGGTCGGCTGGACGTTCAGCGTCTGGCCTCCTGGTCCTCCTTTGAGTTTCAACAGCGTGGGGACGTTCTGAATGTGAGCCGAGTCAAGCAAGGCGCGGAGTGCGCCGGTGGCTGCACCGCTCAAGCCGCCAATCATATGCGTCAGACCGATAGGGTACGCGCCGCGCCAAGGCACAAACGGGAACTCTACAATCCAATCTAGCTCAAGCTGGCGCGGGTCATCAGCTTCCCAGTTACGGTACAAGCCCAAGCCGAGGTTGGTCGTCTTGTCAATGCTCAGAATGTAAGGCTCGGGACCATCTCCGAAGTCAAGGTACGTATAAACTTCAAAGATCGTACGCAGCCCGTCTTCGTTGTAGCTCAGGTCTTTGCGCCCCTCAATCTTGTCGTTAGCTTGAGTGGACTTGCTGAACTCGGGATCTTCCGGCATACCCAAGTCAACGTCAATGTACATGCCGGACTTGACGCGGCGCTGGTACTCAAACTTCGTGATGTATTGCACGTGCGTCTTACGCTCGGCGGTGTAGAAATTGGTCGCCGCGAACGGCAGGTACACGTCATCAATAGCGATGAACTCAGCGCAGGGGCGACGGTGCAACGGGTTCCACATGAACTTCATGTACTGACCGCCGCCGAGCGGGAGCTGCGTGCTCAACTGTTCAAGCTCGCCACGGAACTCGACCATCTGCTCAGTCGTCTGCCAGTTCATGAAGTCCGCTTTACGCTGAGCTTTCTGAACCTTGGTCTTGTCTTTCTCGCCGAGGATCTTACTCTTTACGGGACCATTGGGCGGGAAGACCTCCTTCATGAAGCGGGCAGAAAAGTCCACGCACGCTTCAACGAGCATCGGGTGAACGACCTTGTTTGCTCCGGTGAACTGAGCGCCTCCTGGTGCGTCATCGCCTAGACCCGTACGACGCAAGCCCTCCTCGTACTGCTTGTCGCGCTTCTCACGTGCCTCTTTGTCGTTGCCGATCTTTTCCACAAGGTCGCTAATGGCGGTCTTGAGCAGGTCTTGATCGACCTCGTCGACGATGTTGGCAAAGTGGGCGAGCTTAGTCGCATGGTCAACTTCATTCTTCTCACGAATGATTGCCCCACCGTCTTCGGTGTCTTCTACCTCGTTGTCAACGTCCTCTAGTTCGACCGTCTCGCCTTCAGGCATGTCATCTTCTAATCTTTTAGTAGCCATTGCTTACCTCACATAAACTGGTTAACGATCGCATCTACGCGACCGGAGTCGTACGCTGACACGCTACCACCTTCGGCGTAGCCGCGTGGGGTATTGATGCTGTTCATAATCTCTTCAATTCGAGTCGGGTCGTACGACACTGAGCCGCCCGCAGCGAAACCCTCTTTGCCCAAGTTAGGATCAACAAACTCGCGGAACTGCGGTACGCTCATGAAACGCGGAGCTTCCGGATCATTGATAAGCGCGTAGCGTAATTTGTCAGCGTACCCTTCCGGTATCGGACCCATCACGTCATCACCGAACACTTGCTTAAGGTATTCCGTCTTAGAACCCGTATCTTTCAAGTCCACGATGTCGTAATGGTGCAAGTCTTTTACCGCACCCCATTCGCCAGCGTTCAAAAACTTGAGCACCGAGTCGGTGATCTTTTCTTTGTAGGCGGGGTCGCGCTTCATGTACTCACGCGCACGCTCGCTGTTGAAAGCGTTCTCAACCGGCTTCAACTCGGTGATGTCAGCAGGCATAGCTTCTTTAGCCATCCGCGCCGCGATATCAGAAACATCTGTGTCCGTATAACCGTTGGGTAGCCGTTTTGCTTCTTCCTTAGCTGCGGGTAAAAACTTTTTAGCGTACTCCCAGCTCGGTAGATATTGGGGTTTACTCAACATTGCCTGAGCATGAGGGCGACCCTCAGCGTCAATCAAAGTGGTCAAGCTATTGTTACCTGAGCCATAACGCTTAGCGAGTCCTTCGCCTTGCGTACACCAACCGGCTTGCCGACCGATAGTCGTGCAGAGCTTCATAGCCGACTCGTCAACAGTCGCGGGAATGTCGATCCACGTCATTCCTGGTTCTTTGACGAACGACAACTGCGCTTCAGGGACTTCAAGACGAGCCTTAGCAGTCAGGTTGCCCATCATGTCGCCCAGCTCTGCTTTAGCTGCTTCTTCGGAGCGCCACTTGTTGACTGCGTCAACTTTCTCCACCATCTGCTTCATCGACACCTTGTCAAGCTGCTGAGGTGTCAGGCGTAACGCGGCGGGCAAGCCTGACTCGGGGTCAAGCATGTTCTCAATCTCGTCAGCCATGTGATTGAACCCGAGGTTCTCATTAAGTTCCATGGGTCTCTCAATTTTGTAAATCGGCGTCTGTGGGTCGAGCTTCTCAATCCAAGGGTTCTTCTTACCCCACAACTCAGCGTTGCGCCGGTCTTGTGATCGTGCTAAACTAGGATGATCTTCCGCAATCCGAACTGCGTTTTGAAATTCTCTTGCGGGCTTTGATGTGATCTCAGTATCCGCAAGGTTCTCCCACAACTCGGCTTTGCGGGTGTTGGCTTCCATCTCCTCAGGGTAACCCGCGTCGGCGTGCCTCTTGACGGCGAACCCTTCCTCGGGGTAGCCCGCCTTGCGACGCATAGCCGCTGTGTCTTCAGGCAACCAAGAGCCCAAGTCTTCAGCCGCATTACCAGGAATATGAGAGTAGCCTTCCTCGTGCGCAAGACGGATCGGATCGTCCGGTGTGCCCATGTCGTTACGGATGTACTTTTCAAGTTTGCTGTCAAGCCACTTGTTGACCGCGCCCTTCTCCTCACCGACGAGCTTGTTCAAGACTTCGGGTCTGTTCTCCCGCAACCATGACGAGGGGTGCTGGTAGACGTCCATGTCTACCATCTTTGACCAGAGGTCTTCACCGGCGGCTGCGTTAATCATGTCGCCGCTGATGACGTCGGGGTTGCGCTTGATCGGGTTTACCGACATCGTCACACTGTCTCTTGAAGCATACGGCGGTTGCCAGTTGCCGCCCTTCGGCTTCACTGCGTAAGACTTCAGAGGTGAAGTTACGTTCTGCACAATGTCTCGGGCAACGTAAGGCGCGGTCTGCACGAGGTTAGCACCCACGCGCTTTGCGAGGCTCGCCAACGGCGGTGCGACCAACATCGCCGCCTCTGCCGTATCATCGGGCAGCATAGGGACGTTGGCCTTGTTGATGTTCGTGATCGGCTGGCCATAGCTCAAGCGCTCTGCGGTGCGAGCTAACGCCGGTACACCGAGGAACTCCATCGTCCCCTGCATCTGCTGCGTGCGCCGTGGCGAGTAAGTCTGCTTCAGGAAGTCGGCAATAGAACCCAGCGCGGCGTTCTGCGGCTGTGCGCGCATTGAGCCGCCGTCGTAGTAGTTCGTCTTGACGAACCCTCCGTCTGCCCACTTGACCTTGTTTGCCCAATACGCTGGGCTGCTCGGACCCTTAGCGATGTTCTTTGCGTGACGTGACTTGAACGAGGCTCGCTTAGCCTTCATGCGGTCGGACTCGCCCTCCTTGGGCTTACCCGCCGTGCTCGCGCCCTGCTCACCGAAGCGAATGATCTTCTCCTTGCCGTCTACCTTCGTCTTCACGATGTGTGACTTGGTAGGATGACTAGGCGTGCGTCGTGGCTGGTTGAGCGGTAAGCTGTCCTTGTCAACGCGGTCGGTCATTTCTTCCTCGCCGCTCTCATGTTGTCAACGAGGTTGGGGTAAGGGCGTCCTGCGCTCTTTGCCGCCGCCTTCGCCGATGACTTAGCCGCTGGTGACAGCGTCTTGCTCTCGCCGAGGCTCTTGGGTCGTGCCTTGTCCCAGATCGGTTTCTTAGAGGCCATTGCGGTGCTCCTTGATGAATGCGTCTAGCTTGTTGTCAAGCCGGTCTAACCGGTCAAGCACGCGGTTGATGTCAGTGTGCAGGTCGCCCTTGGTGACATACTCCTTAGCGACCTCTTCACGGGTGCGGTTGATCAGTATCGTCACGCGCAACAGTTCTTCCTTTGTAGCGGTCAGCTCAGCGTCTTTGGCGCGGACAGCCCACCCCAACAACGCCATGAACACAGTCAGCACCGCGTTCCAAACAAACTGTTCCATACCTCGCACTCCTTTAAGCGGCGTAAGGGTTTACCCTTGGTTGCGATTTGATTCGCGGCTCGTCCATATCTTTTGCTTGAGGTAGCTCAAACCATCCATCATTCT